AAGGTCAAGGCGCTGGCCGGGAGTGCGTCGTCTGACGTGGCGGATTCCGTCATTTCCATGGCGCAGGAGACCGGGAAACAATTTGAGATCACCGGGGACGCTACGGCGGACACTTACGCCGCCCTGGAGGTTATCGCCCGTCAACAGGCGGAGGTCACAAAGTACACGGCGGGAGAGGCTGCTGACGCTATGTCCTATATGGCGCTGGCCGGATGGGACGCACAGCAGATGGCGGAAGGCCTTCCCGGCGTTCTGAATCTCGCGGCGGCGTCTGATATGGACCTAGCCCGCGCTTCCGACATCGTGACGGATCAGCTTACTGCATTTGGCCAGGGCGCAGACCAGGCCGCGCACTTTTCCGATGTCCTCGCCGTTACGCAGGCAAAGTCCAATACGACTACCGACGCTATGGGCGAGGCTCTAAAATACGTCGGCCCTGTGGCCGGCGCGCTAAGTTACAGCATCGAGGATGTTTCTGTTGCCATTGGCTTGATGGCTAACGCCGGCATTAAGGGGAGCACGGCAGGAACGGCCCTCCGAACCCTCCTCCAGAATATGGCGAACCCCACGGACACTATGGCCGCTGCCATGGAGCGCCTGGGTGTCAGTTTGGATGACGGACAGGGCAATATGTTGTCTATGGGCGAACTGCTTGACAACCTTCGCGCTGGCTTTGGTGAGCTTGTCATGCCTACGGAGCTGTTTCAGCAGAACGTAGAGTTTCTCGATAATGCCCTTGCCGAAGGAACAATAACTGAAGAAGAATACAGCGCGCAGATGCAACAGCTCATCTCTGATGCATACACCTGCGAAGATGCTTTTGCCGCTCAGACAGCGGCACAGCTCGCTGGAACTCGTGGTATGTCTGGCTTGCTTGCCATCGTAAACGCCGCCCCGGAAGACTATGAAGCGCTCCGGGAGGCCATCTACAGTGCGGACGGCGCAGCGGAAGAGATGGCCGCAACCATGCAGGATAACCTTTCCGGCAAACTGGAAATCCTCAAATCGAAGCTGGGCGAGACGGCGTTCCAATTCCTGGACGGCCTTATGCCATCGATTGAGAGCGCGGTTGTGTCCATCCAGAATTTGGTGGACAAGTTCAACGGCTTGTCGGAAGGACAGAAGAAAACGATTCTTACCATTGCGGGCGTTGCCGCCGCTGTTGGGCCTGTCCTGTCTGTGATCGGGCGCGTCGGGACTGGCATAGGAACGATTACGATGGCAGTCGGAAAAGTCACAACGGTTATCGGCGGCGCTGGTGGTCTGACGGGCGTTTTGGGCGCCGTAGGCGGTGCTATCAGCTCTGTTGGGGCAGTTATCACCGGGACAGTCATCCCCGCTATCGGCTCCGCGCTGGTTGCTATCGCTCCGGCGCTCCCCATCATCGCGGCGGTGGCGGCGGCAGTGGCGGCGGTCATCCTCATTGTAAAAAACTGGGGTGCAATCTCCGAGTGGTTTAGCGGCGTTTGGTCCACGGTCACAGATGCGGTCGGGAACGCCGCCGAGGCCGTCAAAACGGGGATAACAAACGCCTGGACCGCCGTCAAGACATCCACAACAGAGACGTGGAACAACATCAAGACGGGCGTGTCCACTGCCTGGAATGCTGTTAAATCCAACACCGCCACCGCATGGGCGAACATAAAAAGCACGGTACAGCAGAATGGCGGCGGGATTCGCGGCATTATCACCACGGCTGTCCAGGGTTATCAATCCGTTTGGACAAGCGCATTCTCTGCAATCAACACTATCACGGGCGGTCGTCTCCAATCGGCGTATCAATCTGTGTCCAACGTGCTGAACAACATCAAGAACGCCTTTTCGTCCAAGCTGGAGGCGGCGAGGACGGCGGTATCTAGCGCCATTGACCGCATCAAAAACCTCTTTAATTTCTCGTGGAGCTTACCGTCTATCAAACTCCCGCACTTCAGTTTTTCCGGGTCCTTTAGCCTTAACCCGCCCAGCGTCCCCCGCCTGTCTGTCAGTTGGTACAGAAAAGCATATGACCATCCGATATTGTTTAATTCCCCTACAGTGCTTGGAACGGCTGGCGGCTTGAAGGGCTTTGGAGACGGTCACGGCGGTGAAGTCGTGATTGGTCAAAATATGATGTATGCCATGATCAGGGACGCAGTGTCCGAGGGGAACGGAGGGACATCCAACACCTGGGGCGACATCAATGTGACGGTAAACGGGGCGGAAAGCCGGGATATGTCAGCGCTGGCTGACCTTATCGCGGACCGCATCGCGGCGAAGATACAGCGAAGAAGGGCGGCGTTTGCATGAGCGATATAAATCAGTTTGGGAGCTATCTCATCTTTGACGGTTTGCGCTCCAATGACTACGGCGTGTGGATCAGCGGGACGGGCACTTACGACGCCCCGGAGCGGGACGTAGAGTTTGTGGAAATCCCCGGCCGGAGTGGTGACCTTATGCTGGACAATAACCGCTTCCGCAACATCACCATTACATACCCGGCTTTTATATCTAAACAGTTTGACAGCCGCTTTGATATTTTCAAGGCGGCTATGCTGTTCCGCGTGGGCTATAAGATTCTCTCCGATACATACCATCCGGGCAACTTTCGCCTTGCGGTGTTCCGGGGCGATATCCAGCCGGAAACAGGGCCGTATAACAAGGCCGGGTCGTTTGACCTTGTGTTCGAATGCAAGCCGCAACTATATCTTGTGTCCGGCCTGTCTGGCCAGACATTTACAGCGGGTGGCAGCATCCAAAATCCCACGCAATACCCCGCCCTCCCGAATATCCGGGTGTATGGCTACGGAACCGTTGGTATAGGCTCCCAGACTATTACCATAGCGTCACATTCGTGGCCTTATATAGACATTGACTGTGAGGCAATGGACGCTCGTTATGGGGCGAACAACGCCAACAACTACGTTGCCGTGACGGGAGATATGTTCCCAACGCTACCCGCGGGGAATACGGGAATAACCCTTTCTGGAAATGTTACAAAAATCGAGATTCGACCGAGGTGGTGGACCGTATGATTCCCATTCTCTATGATTCCACAGAAAAAACGTTCACTTCGAACGGCATCGGGCGGCTTGCGGACGCCATCTCCTGCGTTGTCACGGAGGAGCGCAACGGGCCGTATGAATTGGAGATGCAATACCCTATTACGGGGCAGTATTTCGGCGAACTCCAGCACAGCCGGATCATTAGCGCCGTCCCCGCCGACGGGAGAGCGGCCCAGCCATTCCGCATCTATCGCATTGAAAAACCCATTGACGGCATCTGCACGATCTACGCAGAACACATAAGTTATGAACTGAACCATATCCCCGTCATGCCGTTTACGGCGAACTCCTGCGCCGATGCTTTGACAGGGCTTGTGAATCATGCTGGGCAGACATGCCCGTTTTCGGTGTGGACGGACAAGAGCGTCACTGCGCCGTTCACGCTCCGTCAGCCTCGTGCATTCCGGGAGCTGTTGGGCGGCTCGCAGGGATCTATCCTGGACGCCTACGGCAAAGGCGAGTACGAGTTTGATAAATACCTTGTCAAGCTCCACCTCAATCGGGGCGTTGACAGCGGAGTAACCATCCGCTACGCCAAAAACCTTGTGGACCTTGTAAACGATGAGAACATAGAGAGCGTTTACACGGGCGTGTGTCCGTTTTGGGCCAGTGAGGACGGGACGCTTGTTACCCTGCCGGAAATCGCCATCTATGCGTCCACATCGGCAAATTATCCTTACAAGCGGACGGCGGTTGTGGATTTCTCCAACGACTTTGATACCGCCCCCACCGTGGCCCAGCTCCGGGAGCGGACGCAAGCCTATATCACGGCGAACAACATCGGCATACCTAAGACCAATATCAAGGTCGAATTTGTCCCGCTCTGGCAGACTTCCGGGGCATCTATGGGTGTGCCGGGGAGCGACCTTATCATACCCGCCACGGTCAACGGTGACACGGTGAACGGCGTGAACGGCACCGTGGAGGGCGATACTGTCTACCTCAATGACGCATACTGGGCGCTGACCTTTACGGATTACAAAATCCTTGAGCGTGTCCGCCTGTGCGATACCGTGACCATCGTTTACTCCGCCTTGGGCGTGTCCCACACGGCGGAGGTCATCAAGACGGCCTACAACGTCCTCAAAGATCGATATGACAGCATCGAGGTAGGGGAGCCGAAAACCACGCTTGCCTCCATCGTCACGGATATCGACAGCGATATCAGCAGAGTGGAGGCCGAAGTCACCGAGGACGATATCACCCAGCGGCTGATGGACTATGTTGACCACCAGACCGAGCTTATCACGGGTGGCCTTGGCGGTCATGTCCTTTTTGGCTTCAACGCCGCCGGGGAGCCTAACGAAATCCTCATCATGGACACAGACGACGCACAGACCGCCGTGAACGTGATCCGCATGAATGAGGCGGGAATCGGCTTTTCTACCACGGGTTACTCCGGCCCGTTTACATCGGCCTGGACGATTGACGGGATATTTAATACTGCCTTTATCGGGGCCGGGTCCATAACGGGCGTACAGATCGCCGCCGGATCTATCACCGCCGGGAATCTGTCTCTGTATGGCAAGATGGGCGTGTACACGGATGAGAACCTGTCCACCGTTGGCGGCTACATCGGCTATATGTCCGGCTCCACGGGGGGGACTACAACTAACGGCATCGGGATAATGTCCCCGAATAGCTCCAACTATCTGATTGCCACAAATGGCGGTGTCCGGATTACGTGCGGTGTCAGTAGTGCAGATTCGGAGCTTTACCTAGACAATGTCGGTGTTTCCGCTTTTGGGACCGTGCGCCTTAATATGACCCGTAATCCAACCAGTGGCACCCCCGAAATGGGCGCATATAACACATACGTTGGCGCGCTTTACGCCGGGCTAAATAGCCGCGCCGGGCTTTTTGAGACCGATGATGGGCGCGGCGTGGTCCGTCTATGGCATTACAACACGTCGCTTGGTAATGCGTATGTTGGTGCGCAGATGTATTGTGGCGCAAACGGGTATGGAGAGGTAGATGTCTACAACAACCAAGGTAATTTGCGTGCCTCTCTATATTGTACAACTGGCAACGCTGGCGCTTTAGCGCTGAAAAACGCATACAACGAGACGCAAACACTGACATATGGGAAACTCAAGGACCTTTTGGCCCTGTTGAACTGAGGTGACTTATGAAAATGACCAACGGAAAAGCGTTTGAAATTCTGGTGACCATTGCCGCCTTGCAGGAAACAGGGCGGCTTGGGTACGCCATTGCAAAACAGCGAAGGATCATCGAGACGGAATTGCAGGAGTTTATCGACCTCCGCAACCGGGCAATTATGACCAACATGACAGACGGCAAGATGACAGAGGACGGAGCCTCCGCCGCCAATGCGGAGATCGCCGACGTGATCGATATGCCGTGTGAGTTTGCGGTCTACGCCGTCCCGGAGGACGTATTTACTTCCGGCGGGTTGACCGCTCAACAGATGTATCAGCTTGATTTTATGGTGGAGGAGGGGGAGAACAATGGCGAATGATGTATCGCATTTTAAGGTAGCAAACGATTCGACGATCTACAATTTCAATGACTTGGACGCGGAATCCAGAATCGCCGCAGAGACCACGCGGGCCAAAGGCGTAGAGGGAACACTTTCCAACCTGACCACCACAGCAAAAGGTAATCTTGTGGCGGCGATCAACGAGGTGGCCGGCAGGAGCAAGGGCACGGATATGGCCATCAACCAGGCCGCGCTCAAGTCAGGACAAATCTTTACTACGAATAATCCACGGGACTACACATTCCTTGACCTGTATATGAGCTGTTGGAGTGTGTATTTGCCTGTGGTTCGGCTTCGCCCCAACAAGCAGGACGCGACCTATATGTTCGGCCTTTACGCCATGAGCGGCGCGGGGGTCGTCTCGGAGTTCGCCGTGCGGCTGACCACAGATGGCCGCTATTTTACAAACGTCATGGTGTATCAGTCACAAAATAACGGGGCGTGGACGGACGTGTCATCCAGCAGCCCGTTCAGCATTGTCAAGGCGATTGGATACACCTAATCCGATGCTGTCTTGTGAATCAGAAGAAAGAGGAGGTGCCGTAATGGACGAACGCAATTTCATTAAGGCGGCGGCCATCCGGGCCGTGCGGACCATCGCGCAGACGGCGATTGCTACCATCGGAACGGCGGCGGTGCTGGGGGATGTGGACTGGATCGCGGTCCTGTCCGCTTCCGCTCTGGCGGGGCTTCTGTCGGTGCTCACCAGCGTGGCCACGGGCCTGCCCGAAGTGGATGAATAAGCTATACCAAGCGGCCTTTGCGCTTCTGGCGGCGCTGTTGATTTGGGCTTTGTTTGCGTATAACTACGACAAAGAGGTATACATAACACAGCCCGTCAACACGCCTCTGGAGGACACGGCGCACTATCTGACAAAAGATGGGGAGGTAATACACCATGCTGATAACTAAGACGGCATCCTGCGACGTGCTCCATAACTGGGCGGTCCAGAAGGGCATCTGGCACCCATACACCGACAAGGCCCAGCCGGGGGACGTGGTTATCTTCGACTTTCAGGGCAACCACAAGCGGAACCAGCACACGGGCATCGTCCAGAGCGTGAGCGGCACGAGCCTGACCACCATCGAGGGCAACACGTCCGTCAGCTCCAACGACAACGGCGGGGCGGTCATGCGCCGGACGCGCAGCGTGTCCCAGGTGACGGGATTTCTGCGTCCGAAATTCACCAAAGCGCAGATGGCGGAGGGCCTTGTCAAGGTCGCGGCGGGGCAGATCGGCGTGACGGAATATCCGCCCGGAAGCAACGCCATCAAATACAACACCTGGTATTACGGCTCTCCCGTGTCCGGGGACGCCTATCCCTGGTGTTGTGTTTTTGTCGAGTGGTGCTTTGCGGTTCTTGCCGGAGAGACAAAAGATGTCATAACGGAGGTGAAGAAGGTGAACATTACCGTTTCCGTTTTGCGGAAGGGAAGCACGGGCGAGGAAGTCAAGACCGTTCAGCGCCTTTTGAATGTCATGGGCTACAAAGGCAACGGGAAGGCCCTCGCCATTGACGGAGACTTCGGGAGCGCCACGGACAGCGCCGTGAAAGCGTTCCAGAAGAAGAAGGGCCTCACGGCGGACGGGATCGTGGGGAGTGCGACATGGGGGGCGCTGATTGGATGATTGAGATCACGGGTACGACAATCAAGATGACCAGAGGGGACACCCTTTGGGCACAGGTCGAAATCGAACA